ATCGGCTATTCTCCTGTTAATTGTCGTTTAGATTGGTCTTCGAATTGTTGTCTTAAAAACTGGATTACGGAACGCTGACCACCACGCCACATTAGGGTTTCATAGGTTTCATCCAATGTAGGTGATTTCTCAGGGAAGCGTTCGTCGAGTTCGTTTAAGAGTTCTTCGGAAGTATATGGAAACATTTGTTATCCTCTTTAGTGCAACAAACAAACTTGCCCTAATGAAAGGACAAGTTTATCGTTGTGGTAACGTTGAGATGGGGATTGCAGCAGTGAAACACTTTATGTTTGGATTAGGTGTGGCCCTTGTGTGCGGCAGCACAGCTACCGCTGAGTATGCTTCTTGGAGTTGCAAGGCATCCACCGCGCAGTATACTATTTTTTCGGACAAAATGGTTATGGTTGGCATAGATGGGATTGTGGTTAACTGGACTTGCAAAAAGGGATTCTGCGTTTCTATGAAACATAAAACCGAACCCCAAAGGGACTCTGTCAGTACAGCACAAATACTTTACGAAAAGCCTGAAGATGGGTCTAAAGCAACAAAACCCCTAGAACTAAGGCACCACTTTTTTATGCGTATAGCAGACGGCACTATACGCATTAGTCCAACAACAAATAATTTGATAGAACCCTTGAATTGTGAGGAATTTTAATCACTCGCAGCTTTTCTGACCAGTATTTGGGTCAATGTAGCAAGCCTCTGCGTTTGGCTTCTCTTCAGTTTTGACCTCGTTTAAAATCCCGTAGCGTTTACCCGCTGCACGGAAGGTTGTGATGCCTTTGCATCCAGTTTTCCAAGCATCGAAGTACAGGTCTTTAAACTCATCATAGCTAACGCCTTCGCCAACATTGCAGGTCTTAGAGACTGCGCTATCCACAAATTGTGATGCCAGAGCGAGAACCGTAAGATGGTCTCGCGCACTAATTTCGTTAGCAGTACGGCCATGCACACCTTGGCGGTACGCATAGTCTTCGACCCGTTCCACTTGAAAGCCATCAAACTGTTGAATGGTTCGGTCATAGAAAAGAGAGAAGGGTGGTTCGATACCGCTGCTTACGTTGTCAGCTGTCAGGCTGATTGTGCCTGTTGGTGCAATCGAAGTTAGATGTGAGTTGCGTATCCCATTTACCCGTATCTTTGCCTGCACCCACTCAGGCAATGTCCGTACAAACCTACTTTTTAAAAATCTGTCTGCGTTGTAGAGCGGGAAAGAACCTTTCTCGGCTGCCAGTGTTGAACTGGTGAAGTACGTGTGGTCACGAAGTGTGGCCAGTATAGTCTCAGCAAAGTCCATGAACTCAGGTGAGGCATAGGGCATACCGCACATTTCAGCTGCATTGGCCAAGCCAGTGATGCCCAAGCCCATACGGCGTTTGTTTTTAGCCTCAAGTTCCTGTGCGTGTAGCGGGTAGATGGTACGGTCAATGACGTTATCCATGGCTCGAACCACAGTCGCAATGTCTTCTTCGTACAGTTGCAGGTTAAACGCACCATCCTCGACGTACTTCACGAGGTTGAACGAACCAAGCAAACACGCACCATACGGTGGTAGGGGCTGCTCACCACAGGGATTTGTGGCCTCAATGGTCTCACAATAGTAGAGGTTGTTCATCTTGTTGATGGTGTCGATGAACAGAACGCCGGGTTCTGCCCAATCCCATGTGGAACGCATAATCATATCCCACAGTGCCACTGGGTCTACCTCACGGTGGACCTCACCATCAAAGCGCAGCTGGAATGGTTTCTTTTGTTCGAGGCATTCCATGAACTCATCGGTAACGCCGACTGAGATATTGAAACCTGACAGCGAGGTGCCGTCGTTCTTGGTGGTGATGAACTGTTCGATGTCGGGGTGGTCAATACGGATGACGCCCATCTGTGCGCCTCTGCGATGACCAGAGGATGCGATGGTCTGACATACTGCATCAAAGATTTGCATGAACGAGACAGCGCCTGAGGCTTTGCTGTCTAGCGATTTGATACGGTCACCTCTAGGTCGCAGACGAGAGAAGTCGTATCCGATGCCACCACCACGCCGCATCGTTTCAGCTGCTTCGGTTGCACGCTGCATGATGCTGTCCATGCTGTCGTCGATAGTACCAGACACAAAGCAATTATACGCTGTGGTTTGACGTGCTGCGCCCATCGCGTTTTGCACACGGCCAGCTGGAAGAAATCGCATGTAGCGCATGGCATCCTTGAAATCTTCAAAGTGCTGGGGGCTGTCCTTCAAGGCGTTAGCGATACGCACGACCTTTGAATAAAAGTCTTCACCTGTCTGGCGGTACTTGGTCTTATCAATCTCCTCCGAGATGGGCAGGGATGGCCCGTAAGGTTGATTGTGGTTTTTGTTCATCGATAGTCACCATTTCCTTTAAGTTTCCCACGCTTCTGGCGAGAGGAGAGCTTGTCTAAATTTTCTTGAGCGAGGTGGGAGAGAGATTTGTTATGCAGCCGTGCGAGTTCTGAGATGAACCACAACACATCACCTGCTTCAGCCATTACAGCTTCAGCGGGATAGGGTTGTAGCTTGCTGTCTTGGCGCAGCCACTTGGCATAATGTCCTGCCAGTTCACCCGCTTCCGCCAGCAGGCCCAGCGTAAGGTATTCAAGTGCTGCCTTGTCTGGATAAACGGCGGTGTTCGCTGCTTGCTTTTGATACTCGTTGAGTTCGACGACCATTATAAAATGCCCTCTTCGTTGAGCATATTGATACGCATTTCGCAGTATCGAATGGCTTTACACAGGTCTGTAATTTCAGATTGAGTTTCGTCTTGGCCATCATACATCTTCGAGCCAGCACGGCTTACATATTTGATTACGTTACCGCGCCAGAAGTCCATGTCATTTACCATGATGAACTCAATTGGCTCTACCGCGTACTGTGCGTAGTGTGCAGGTTGGATTATTTGGTCTGAAAATTGGGTGTCCATGGGATGACCTTCCTCGTGTTAGTGTCAAAGTCTGTGTCACGGCAGATACGAGCGACTTGCGCTTGGACCAGTGCCACTTCTTCTGAGAGTTTCTGTTTTTTGAATGAGGCCAAAGTTGCGTCCCAAAGGTCAGCACTTGTGGTGCAATCCTTCAAAATTTTTTCGGCAGTTTTTGGGCCGACTGTAGGACAGCCAGCAAAACCATCGACGGCATCGCCAGTTAAGGTTTGAAGCATATGATTGTAGTCAGCCTCGAACTCTGTGATGCGCCTTGGCGAAGTATCTTTGGACGGGTTGAAGAGTAGAGCAGGGATAGTCTTGAGGTCTTTGTCCTCGCTGACGATTAGTGTGTCATCAGGGTCTGCAGTTGCGTGAATGCCAAGCAGGTCGTCTGCTTCCAAGCCGTCTTCGACAACGGCATTGAACTGCGCTCGCATCCAGTTGCGCAGAAACATTAGAAGCATTGGCTTTCGCTTGTCCTTCCGATTTGCTTTGTAGCTGGGCAAGATTTCTTTGCGCCAGTTGTTCTCGCCAGTGAGAAAGAGTTTTAATTCTCCATCACCCAACGTGTCTTTCAGCTTATCGAAATAAGCCATGCAGTGGTCGATGGCTTCATGCTCAAAACTGTGGAGTGTCCAAAGGCCGTTGCCCCAGTTAACAGGCTGCTCAACAGCTGAGGCCGCTTTGAAGGCAACAATGTCTGCATCAACGAGGAACTTCATTGCATGGTCTCCCCGTTAATACTGTGGACGTCTGCTGGTTTCCGTTGGGTGGAGAGCATCAGGTTTATGCAAATAGAAGCAGCCGTAGATGTAATGGCTTTCATATGCTCATCCTCTGTTTTGGAGGATGCCTTCACCAATCTTGAGATACACTCGGACATGGTTGCGAGAACTGCGATTTCATAATCAGGGTCATCCATTCAGCAGTGCCTCCCAAGAGATTGGGAATAACGCTGTCATCTGCTCATCAAGTAAATCAGCAAACTCACGGGTCTCCGCTTGCGTGTTGTCCGCACTGCGCAGGTCATAGACGCGAGACCAGAAGAGTAGGGAACCAGTCCACACCCATTCGGTTATAGCGGCTTGTGGTAGGATGGCTCTGGCTTGCTCTGTGCAGATGCCAAGAGCGACCATCTTGTTGTATGCGGCAACGGCATCAATGCAGATGTCGAGGTATTCTTCGAGGAACTCATCGCTTCGACGGTGTGGGTCAGGTGACGAGCCTTGTTTCACGTCATCAGCAGCTGCTCGAAAGAAGTCAGGCTTCCAAAACTCTGGGCTTGTCTTGACGTATCTGCGGCTGACCTCATTCCAAGTCCCGCCAACCTGATGTTTGGCAAGTTGACGGGCCATGAAGATTGGAGCCTTGCATCTGAATGAGACAGTCGGATGGGTAAATGGGGCGGTATGCTTCTCTTTTGCTAAAAAGTTTAT